ACTGGGACAATAATATCGTCCCCGTAGACGCGCACCTGACTCCGTAGGCCTAAGATCAACCCACGGGTTAGTGGAACTCTGCGCTGTTTCGCGATCGCGGCGAAAAATAATGGTCGTAAAGACCATCGCCTCGACCGGAAACGTAAGTGCGGAGCCCATCGACGCAAACTTGACCAAGGGTATCACCCCATGGCCAGGCACATCAGCCTTCGTGCTCCTCGTGCCCTGGACCGCCGCAGACAAACGCGGAAATCTAGACATAAGGAGCAGTACATGCTGATTCAAAACCCTGTCGGACGCCTCACTCAAGTCGAGCGTGGCGAGGTGGCCGTGATGGCTACCCTCGCGGGCAAGGAGCCTGTTTGGCTCCTGGTCCTTGATGCCGATGAAGTGCCGACCGAGGCCGCAGTCCTTTTGGGACATGGCCTCGGAAGCCGGTACCTCACTCCAGATTGGAAGACCATCCTGGAGATTCTCGACGAACTTCTGCAAAAGGGCTTGCTGTCCATACTGTACGGACGTCGGCTCCTTGGCAATAATTCGCGGGGTTTTGAGCGTTTTAGGGACGGCGATGACTTTTACAGCCATCTCCTTCCCAGGCTCAACAAACTGAACACGGTCAAACTTGTCGTCATGACAAGCATTGGCGACGCCGTACTCACCATACGGCAAGACGTCGTCAAGCCTCTGAGGCCAGTACCGCAGGTCGAACTTCCCGTTTCCGGTGAGTCCGTCAGCGGTGGCTCCAGGACCGTGCTTTGGGATGAGAGTGGGACTGCCTGGATCGACTGGGTCGACAGCGGTCACGATCGACTGATCGCGGCGCTGCGAGACTCCGCCGACAGGCAAGACACCCAAGACCTCGAGCAAGCTGAGGTCTGTTCTCATCGACCCTCTCCCGTTTGGATGGGCAACTGCCCACTTTGCGGCGAGTGACGCGGACTGCGTGACGTGATTTTCTACGTCACAAAAGATGTCCGCCCAAAGAAGTGTAGACGCTTTTCGGAACAGGGGAAGATATTCCTCAAAGCCACTGCTGTCCACACTCATCAGTTCCTGTTCGATCTCGACGTACTTCTGCATCGCGCGCCGTTCCCTTCTAGGTGAGCAAGGGCCGGCGATCTTGCCAAACGTTTGCGTAAGCATTCGGACGGCGAAGATGCAATCAATACTTGGTTCGTCGAGCAGAGCTCCATCAGCACTGAAGATTTGACTCAGGAAACCCTGTAGAAACACAGGGAGCCCTTCTCTCCACTTGAACATCGTGGCGAGCGAGGAGTCAACCTTCCCGAGTTCAAGCCATCTCTCGATGGCCTTACCGAACTCAGGGAGAGTGATGCGCAAAAACGCATCACCCTCAGCTTCAGTGCGAACCGCGACTGTTTTGCAGTCGCGGTCGGCGCTAGTACCGCACCAGCTGGCCGATTCATTGGCCAGCTCTCTCCACAGTGACGTAAGGCTTTTCATCGTGCCTCCTATTCGGGGGTCGCGAGTCCATAGCCTTCGTTACCGCTCGGGGTGTGCCTGCAATTGTTCCTTAGCTCTCGTTTCCAAGAACCTTGGTGACGTTTGCACCCGAAGAAGCAGTGAGGAAGCCCGTGAGGGCGTCCACAATCTGCTTGACCTCGGCCACCGAGTACCCCACGTCGGGGTGGTCGATGACGAGGTGAGTTGTCACATTTGCCTTGACGTTGACGCCCGCGAGAAGCGGGTCGGCAGCAATCTTGGCATGATCGATCTTGACGACACGGCGGGTCCGGTTCCCAGTCTTTCGACTGGAGATCGTGACCTTAACCAGGCCGTCCTCCTTGGTGAAGACTCCGTAATTGGAGCCCACCGGAGTGCGTGGCAGAACTTGAGCCACAGCATTGATCGTGACGTTTGGCAGCGGATCGGTGAACAAAGG